GGGTTCTACGGGTTCGGATACCTCCACATCATTGGCGCGCTGGCGAAAGCCGCCTCTGGCTCTCTACGAGCAATACTTGATACGGCAGCGCTATCTAATCTCCCTGGTGGCTTCAAGTCCAAGAAGGCCAAGGTAAGCGGCGAGCATCGCTTCACGCTCGGTGAGTTCCGTGACATCGACATGTCACCTGAGGACCTGCAGCAGGCGTTCCTGCCGCTGCCGGTCAACGAGCCAAGCACGGCCCTAGCCCAAACCTACGACAATCTGGTCAAGCGCGGCAAGGAATTCATGGGTACCGCCGAGGTCATGACCGGCGGCGCCGACAACCGCGGGCCTGTCGGCACGACCCTGGCGCTGATCGAACAGGCCGGCAAGCCGCAGTCAGCTATCCACAAGCGCCTGCACAAGGCGATGCGCGAAGAACTGGAGCTCATGGCGCAACTGAACTACGAACTCATGGACCGCGCCGAGTACCCGTACGAACTGGGTGGCGAGCAGAAATTCGTGCTGAAGGAGGACTTCGATGGTCGCGTCGATGTCATCCCAGTATCGGACCCGAACATTTTCTCGAGTGTGCAACGCATCGCTCAGTCGCAAGGCGTACTCGAGCTTGTCGAGTCGGCGCCTGATCTGTATGGCGAGAAGGGCCGCAAGGAAGCGCACCGCCGCATGCTGGCTGCGCTCAAGGTGCCTGATGTCGAGGCGCTGCTGCCAGAGGACACAACGCCGAAGAACCTGGATCCCGTCAGCGAGAACCAGATGATGGCCACCGGGCTGCCGGTGCAGGTGATGACTACCCAGGATGATGATGCCCACATGGCCGTACACCAGCAGTTCGGCGAGATGATGGCGATGGGCGAACCTGACCTGTGGAAGCAGGTCGAGGCGGTGTTCATGTCGCACAAGATGGAACACCTGGTCAGCCAGCACCGCAAGGAAATCGAGCAGATGCTGGGCATGGAACTGCCGCCATTCGACCTGTACGACGAGGCTGAGACCGAGGACCTGCCACCTGAGATCGAGCAGATGCTCAGTCAGGCCATCGCTGCCAAGCAGCGCCAGATGAAGCAGGAGAAGGAAGCTGCCGAGGGCGGCCCGCCGCTCACCCCGGAAGAAGCCGAGGTCAAGGCGATCGAGGACGCGAAGGATGCCGAGACCATTGGCAAGCTCGAGCGCATGAAGGCCGAGCATCAGGAGAAGCAACGCCAGGCAGCCGAGGAACACGCGCAGGAGATGCAGCAGAAGCAGGAGGCATTCCGTGCCGAGGAGGCGCGCAAGAACACCGAGAACGCAGCCGATATCGAACGCGAGCGGAAACTCGCTGCGGCCAAACGAGCGGCCCTGGTGAGAGCGCCGGCAAGCCGGTCACGAACGCCAGAACGAGAAGGCACAGGCGGTGGCAGCGCCAACGCCGGCTGAGGTTCGAGCGGCGAGAGCATTCCTGCAACGCCGGGGAGTGCGACCACCGCTGCAACCACGGCCATTTGCCGCGGCCGCAAAGGAATTGAACATGGGCTTTCGGGAATTGCTGGCTTATATCCGCCGACTATATGCCGGAGGTCAGAACCAGCAGGCAGCGATCCACGAATTGCTGCAGCGCGAAGTGAGCAAATAGCGGTAAGCGTCGGGCCCGTAAGACTGGCGCATCACAGGAGGGAATCATGGGTACTACCTATGAGAAATATCCCAAGCCGAACCCAGATATGGATGCCGGCCGTTCAGCGACCCCGAAAGGTGGTCCGATGAAGGGCGGCGGTCAGGAGACCGCTGAAGGAACCATGGGCAACCAGAAGACTGGTGACGGCATGGAGAACGAGAAAGGGAAAGCCTGATGAAGAAGGCAGCCGGCAAGGCTGACCGGAAACCATCGGCCAGTACCGAAATCCAGGGAGGGGGCGAGTCCGGCGAAGAGAAGTCAAAGCTTCACCACGGCAAGGACAGCATGGCTCGCAACACCATGGGGATTGGCAGCAAACCGTCGAATGACGGCGCTGTCGGCGCCATGGGGAAAAATCAACAGACGGGGGATGGCGGCGCATCAAATTCGTAACCGCCGCACGAACCGTCACGAGGGCTATATGCATTGAACAAACGGCAAATTCTGAATCGCATCGATAGCAAAATCTCGGACAACCACGAGGCAATGGACACAGGCCTGGACTTCGACAAGTATTTGAAAAAGGTCGGAGCCAACCAGGAACTCAGTGACCTGCGCACGTATGTCGTGGAACTCTCGGATGACGATGACGGTGAAGATGAACTGGAGGATTTACCGACATGACCGAAGCCGCTGAACAAGTCGTTGACCTGGTCGTAGCATCAGACGCGAACGCCAAGGCAGCGAATGCCATATACGATGAAATCGCAGAATGGTGCGCAGATCAGAGACGCTGGCAAGTGAGGCTGTGGAATTTCTTGCGACCCTGGCAGACGCCAATCGCTCCGCACATACCGATGGTGCCGAAGTACTGGCGCTTGCTCGTGATGATTCGCGAGCCTGAGGATGTGACAGAGTGGGGTTTCAAGTTCATGCGCGAGACTACGGACATCGAGTCGTATCTCACGTACGTGGGAATGGTCGTTGCGCACGGGAAGCTTGCATTCAAGGCTGTCACTCGCGCGAAGCTCAAGCTCCGCCGGGAAGACAACCCGAAGCTAGGCGACACGGTAGTGTTCTACAAGAACGCCGGCACTCGTTTCAAGACGATTGACGGCCTGCAGTTCGTGCTAATCACCGACACCGAGGTATGGGGTGTGACCGATGAGCCGAGGAGACTTGACACGTTAGCGATCTAATCATCGTGACAACGTGCGTGAGCTTCTGTAAGTTTCATGCACAGGCCGCTGGAGGGCAGCATGCCTAAGAAACAATTCGACTATCAGTTCGAAGATATTCGCCGTGAAGACACGCCGGTATCTGCCGCTGGGTTTGGCGACATGGTCGAGGAGCCAGAGAACCCGGACGAGGGATTCGTTGACGTTGATCTCAATGCAGATGACGTTGCGGATGCTGTGACCGCCGCCGATAACGATGCCGACGCAACGTCCGCAGGCGCTCGGGATGGCGGATCGAAAGACAAGCGACGCCAGGCACTGGAGAGTCGCAAAGTAGATCAGTTGGAAGTGGACCTTGAAGCGGCAAGCGAAGTCGTTGCCGGCGAAGTAACCGCGCTGAAGAAGGAAGTCGCGGAGCTTAAGGCCGTCAAAGAGATCGATGCCATCGAGGAAGAGTTCGCCAGCGAGGAGGAACGTCTCACCGCTGAGATGGAGCAGGCGATGGAGGAGGGCGATACCAAAGCCCAGTCCGCGCTGAACTCTCAACTGATCGCGCTCAACAGCGAGAAGCAGGCCAAGCAGGCTGCTGCCGAGGCCTCTGTGTCAATCATCGAGGACCTGGACGCTGGGGCTGGAGATCAGCCCGCAAACAAACGCGCCGTGCAATTCATTCGGGATAACCAGGACTGGTGGTCCGATCCCGACAATGAAGATGCCGTTGCATATGTCAGGAAGCTCGACAAGAAACTCGTTGAGATGGGCTTCAACCCGGATAGCGACGCCTACTGGACTCGCTTCAATCACAACTTTGACAAGAAATACCCAGACCTCCGCCAGGCGGATCCAGACGATATCGATGTCGATCTTGATCTTGGTGCAGGTAGGGGCCGTGGCAAATCACCTGTTGCGCAACCCGGCGGTGCCGGTGGGCAGCGACGGTCAACACGCCGCGGGGACAATGGTCAAGGCGGGTCGAAGGTACGGCTGACTGCTGCGCACAAGGCCAACATGGTCAGGTTCCATCTGGATCCTCAGAACCCTGAGCATTGTGCCGAGTACGCGAAGCAGGTTGCCGAAACCAACAAGCGAGATGCCGAAAGGAGAGTGTCATGAGTCCTGGTCAAGGTGACAGCGTGTTTGATGTCGATGTCGATGGGCCTGAGGAGTTTGATCCGCAGACGCCGGAGGCAGCGAAACCAGCAAGAACTCCAGCACAGCAAGCAGCAACGAAGCGAATGCTGGAGGGCAAGCGTAAGGCGCTCGAGGAGCGCAAGGCTAAGGAAAAGCAAGGCCAGAGAAACACTGGCGATCAGCGTGTCCACGAAGCCGGATCCGGTCACGAGGCCACGCATGATGAAAATACCGATACAGCGTTTGCATCTGACTACACCGCTGATCTCGATAACGAGGTCACCGAGTGGATACGACCGTCGGATCTTGAAGCTCCCCCGGCAAGGGGCGGCTATGTACAGCGTTGGATTCGGATACGTCTTGGAACTGTCCGAGACACCGCTCGCCTAAGGAAGGCAATGCGTGAGGGATGGCGACCTGTCAAGGCTTCGGCCATTGGCGGTCTTTCACTGCCGATCATCCAACACGACAGTCTGGGCGAGGGGGACTACATCGGCGCAGAGGACTTGATCCTGATGGAAATGCCGGAACGTGTCGCTCAGCAACGCATGCGCTTCTACAAGCGCAAGCAAGCTCGGCAAACTGGCGCGGTCGAACGGCAAGTGAAGGGAGTGCATAGCGAAGACCATATTGGTTTCGGAAATATCCGATCGCAATCGCGCTCCAGGGTGAAGGTCAGTCAGGGGACAGCACGGCATGTGGAGGCTGCCGACGACGACTTTTAATCAACTAACCATCACGTGATAGCGGAGGGCATATCCGAATGAACGTGGACAGACCGAATGGTCTGAGTCCAGTACTACATGGAACTGGCGGGACGCCTGGCAGGCTGACCGCTTACGCCATTGCCGATCAACATCCGAACGATATTTTTTCGGGTGATCCGGTCTCGACGACGGGTTCGGCAAGCGACCTCAATGGTCGTGCTTTTATTGATGTAAGTGGAGCAAGCGATCCCGCCGTAGGCGTTTTCGCGGGCGTACGCTACGTCGATGCCAATGGCGAACAGCAGTTCCGTCCGCGCTGGATAGCAGACACAGTTACACAACAGGACCCCCGCAGCCCGGTAGAGGCTCTGGTATACGACGATCCCGACATGAGATTCGTGATCCAGGTATCAGGCGTCGCCGGACTAGCTGCAATAGATGTCGGCCAAATAGGCGACTATCTAGTTGGTGCGGGGAATGCTTTCACAGGTCGTAGTGGCTTTGAACTTGACTCGAGTGGGTTGGGTGCAACAGGGCCATTGAAGATCTTGGGGCTTGCTGGTCCCGCGGTCAACAACGACTTTGGCGAGTTTGCGGACGCCCTGGTTCTCATAAACCTACATGAGAACAGGTCCTTCGTGACTGCGACTTAAAGGAGACGCAACATGGCTATGAATCGCGCTGACTTTAGGA